GTCCTCTAATGGTATGCGGTGATCCATCAGATTGGATGCTATAACTTGGTAGTACAGTGACATTTTATTGTCCCGTACTATTTATGGTTTAACTACTAATCTCTTATTCACCACAAGGGTTAAGATTATTGAGAATCTAGATTCCGAAGAATCATCTTATAAATCAATATAAGAGTGTACCACAACTGAACCCCCATAGTAGGGGGTGCCCAGTTTGGTGCATCACTGTAATTGCGGTCTCCACATCCGGAACAAGTCCAGTTGCTACATCAACGAATAATTGATGTGGAAACATAACAAGATCCCTGGTAAAATCTCAGAGAGAAATTACACCGAGTCTGTAAGACTCAAGATCAAGTTGCCACAATAAGTAGATACTACTATAGTGCGTAACTGCAGCCAGAATGATTCCTGCTAAATATAGCTCTCCGGTATGTAGGATAACATTTCCTATAACACGAAGAAAAGGGTTTTCACCTTCTGGAAGATCAGCTCCTGGATCTTGTCATAACAACAAGCCTTGGACTGCAGTTCAGATTCCTAGAACTCCTCCGAGAGTGAACTCAATCCCATGAAATCATGAGATTGAACTTAAAAGCGTTAAAAACGCCATCACTCAACCGGTCCGACGAATTAAGGACCTTCCTAGAAAGCGGAAGGCTGATTTTCTCAATCGCGGTGACTTAATCACCCTTCTTAATGAAGGGAGGAGCATAATCAAAGGAAACCCCAAGTGGGTCTCCCTGAACGGTTTAACCCGTTCAATCCTTGTAGGCTCAGGCAATGGTTTAATGAACTTCTTAAAAGAAGATAACACTAAATTATAGCCAGCTGTCAGCCGAGCTATCTTAGGAGCACTCAAACGTTTGATAAAATCAGAACGAATGGGTTTTAACTCGCTAAGAAGAATTCGAGCTGAATCCCTCTCTACCTCACCTATTTTAATTAATAATTGAAAATAGGTTAACGGTGAGGGTAACACTTTTCATCCCACACCTGCAAGATGAGTATCTAGTTTAACTAGAGCATCCTCTCTGATGTTTAAAAACTTAAACACAGCGAAGATATAAAACTCATAATACAGGGCGTCATAGGCTTTCTTAAGTTCTGGTGAAATCCCTTCATATTGTTTTGAAGGAGATTCCATCATAATCTTAGATCCATCATGTATCGCCACCCCGATTTTTCATCGGAGGCGAACATATTGTTCCAGGAGAAACTGCTGTAAAATTTCAGGAGAGTCCCCAGGAATAAAATTTGGAAGGAAGTCCATAAACGCCTTTTGTAAAAGGGCGGGATCTCGGATAGCAGCTACAATGGAAAGGTATCGAACCTTAAGGTTTAATTTCCTTAAAGGTTTCTTTAAACTTCCTAGTACTCTATAACCGAAACCGGCGACTTTTAAGAGTTGTGGAAGAGATAATGAATATTTCTTACCATACTCCCAAAGGTCAACCGGTGATTTAAGTGCAGCATGAAGTTCACGGAGAGGCGTAGGTGAAATGTTATTTCCCCTATAGAATGTTTTCTTGGCAAATTCTAACCCTATTCCCTTATGGGATAAGATTGATTTACCTAAATTACATTCAACTCCCAATGATGTGATGATTCGGTGATACTTCTTAGCCACTTGACTACTGAAGATCACGACATCGTCACCGAGAACTGCATAATCCCGAAATAATTTCTCTTTCGGGTAACCGGCATGCCATGCCGCTACTTGCACGATAAAATGATGAGTTAATGCTAACATTGCCCAGCTCGAGAGAGCACCCATCGGTTGACCAACACTGTATCTTACAGATTCTGAAAGATTAGTGTTGGGAACCAGGTACTCCCTTCCTACCATGACATCACGCCAAGCCATAGCCTCCTCTCCAGATAAATTAAAAATCTGGCGGAAGAGGATAACTTGAAGATCCATCGGTAGACGATCTGTGGCAGAGGATAAATCCATAGAGTATAGAGATTTAAATCTTC